GCCGGGGAGATGACTGCTCAAGCTTCTTGGGCTAGGGCGGCTAAGGGAGATGTAGAGGCCCTGCATTTTCTACAAAAGTTTGGCTCCGGCGGAGTGGATTATAAATTCACACCGCCAAACAGGGAAGAAATTTTAAAGATTGCCGCAAACTTAACCGAACGTGTTCAAGGTTCCTACGGAGCCAAGGAGCTTCCAGCATTTTTACTTGAAGCCTCAAGCCCTTTGTATTACATTTTATCTCTCAATAAATGGTCCATTGGCCGGGCCAATATTGTTAAACAAGATATTATTAATCCAGCCCTTAATGGAGATTTTGGACCGCTGCTTAAATATACTCTAGCGGCCACCATTGGCGGGGCAGCAGTAAACGAACTTAGGCAGCTTGCTAATAATCATAAATCTCAGGTTCCAACTATTGATGAACTCAAGGAAAAAGGTGGAATTGAGGATTGGGCTTACAAAGCTGTGGCAACCCTTAACTCTGCTGGATTTATGGGAGCAATATTTGATATGGCAAAGGCGGTGGGAGATAAGGCTAATAAAAACCGAGTTAATACTCCGGGAATGCCAAGCCTTGAAATTGGTGGACAAATTGCTTCAGATTTTGCCGATGCAACCACGGCCATTGCAGAGGGTCAGAACCCCATTGATACATATTTAAAATTTGCAATGGATACGGTTATTAACACCACTCAAGTTGCTCGGGTTATTGCCAATAATACGGTTAAATCCGAGGATATGGAACGATCGGATAAGTTTAGGGATTTAAAGGTTTACAAGAAACTCTCCGGTGAATCCACGCAAGGGCCAGATAATAACACCAACTATTATGAAAACTCTGATATTAGAAAGTTTAAGCAATCAAAAACTTTGGAAGAGGGGATGAAGATTTTGAATGAGGATATTTTGCCAAGACTTAATAATTTGCCACCCGAACAAAGGAAAAAACAACTAGAAGCAATCCAAAAAAATTCTTATCAAACGGTTCCGGAGAATTATTTGGAAGCCCAAAAATACCGGGCTTTTGTGGAAGCTACTCAAGGAAAAGAAGTGGCGGATAAATTATTTGAAGATCACCAGAATCAAAAACGGGTTAATATTTATAAATCTGCACGAGTCCCAAGAGTTTAACATTTTTAATTCCCGGATTATTTATCCATCTATTATAACATCTTACGGCTCCATCTGTGGTTCTACAGAAAAGATAAATGGTTCCTGATTTATAGGTTCGTTCAAAACTAACTATTGTTTTCATTTTGGAATACTTCTATTCTTTTGGTGGAGTTTGCAATTTTTGACTTTCTTTAACTACTTCCCATAATTGGGTATTTTGATTAAGCGCGCATTGACCAGTCATCTGCAAAAACCCAAGGGCACCTTCAATAGACTTTAATCCATCCGTGGCCATCCCAAAAAAGTCTTGAACTATTTGAATTCTCCTCATTCCTTTTTTATCTTCTATTGCCCTTCGAATTGCATCAGCTAGTGTGGCTTCTGGATTATTATTTATTGATGCCAAGGCCCGGTGCATATCCTTTTCCAGAAAACTTAAAAATGCCAGGGCTTGTTTAAAATCATCTTCAGTTAAAATCAAATCCATCTTTTCCGAAAAATGAAAAAGCATGGCCATCTTTCTAAGATGGACACTTTTTCTACTGTAATAATATGCCAGCTTTGGGTCTTTATTTATTTTGTATTTATCCTGCTCCTTCTGAACCCAATTATCATACCATTCATAAGCCGCAGGGCTAAATCTCATTTCTCCACTAACTTTATTTAAAGCCTTGAAATGTTCCGTTACTTCGTTTAAGGCTTGTTCTTGTTCTGGAGTAAATTTTAAAAATGTGGTGTTTTGTCTTTTCGTATCCCCCCACACAAATAAAATACGACTCCCAATTCCAAGGTCAAGAATATCATCAGTAAAATTCCGGCTAATCCAAGCCGGGGTTGTGCAACCAAAAAAGTTTGTGCAGACATTAATAATGATATTAGTATCATTCTGTTTAGTATCATAAATAAACTTTTCGGTGCAGTCGTAGCCGGCAATTAGGAACATTAACAAATCTGCCGTGGTTTCTTTGCGCCTAAATAATAGTCCCATTTCATCGGCGAGCATAAAAGAGGCAGAGGAGTGAATGCTTGGTTTTCCATCTGGACCCTTTATAACTTCAGAGAATCCTTCCATTACTTGATAAAGTTTCTCCAGAGTAACACACGAAGCTACCATATTAATCATTGGTGTGGGCTTGCCACCCTCATTTGTTTTCATTATCCCGGCAAGTTTGTTAAACATTTTTCTAGCTGGGAGAGATTTGCCAACTGCCGGAGGACCAACTATTACAAAGTATTCATTGGGGAAAATAGGCTGTCCTTCTTGCATCATTACTCGTCGTCCTAAACACGAGGCAATACAATAAAGATAATCGACGGTTATGAAATGTTCTGGAGATTCGTATTCCCGGAAATAAAAATGTATTTTTTCAAGGTTGGTGGAGGGATTTGGCATAAGAGAGATAATCAGCTAAAGAATCTTCGATAAATAAAATTTTCCCAATCGCCGTAATAATTAACACCGGTTGGCAATATTAATTTGGTGGAATCTCTCGGCCCGATGATACAAATATTGCAAGTATTAAGATAAGCACAACAAAGGCCCAACTCGAAAATAGCACAGTTATCATCTTTAGAGTCCTCCGGGAAAAATAAAAAGAAAGCATTAGAAGGGTTTGTGAGAGTTAAGAACTTGTTATTAATTATTTCTTGTGCGGATTGATCTGGATTTTCCAGTTCATTAGAAATTATACACGGAAATCCTCGTTGGGTTAAGTCTTCCCGATAAGTCTTATAACATTCTCTGTAACTTTTAACTCGGGCTATGTATGCTAGCAAGGGCAGTGGCGGCATGGGCTTTGAGCTCCTCTTCGGAGTATTTAATTCGTAAACAATCCCTGTGGATAGTTAATAAATTTCCTTTTTTATCCAGACAATGAATAGCATTTGGCAATGCTCGGCTCATTGCCTCTGGGAATACTTCCTCTTCTTGTCCAAAATTGTTAGTGTAGAGAAATTTTGGCATCTTTTATGGCTCCTTCAGGGATTGAAATAAATCTAGCTTTTCCGTCACAATAACAACAATTAAGGCGTTCGCCTCCTAGAGTATGTATGAAGGTTCGGTGAGAATTTCTGGCTGAAACCTTTGTTGATCCCATACATTTGGGGCAAACTAAACGAATCCAACCGGCTGATTTAGGAAGTTTTTGTCCTAGTTTTATGGACATATATCTTTTACTTTTTCTGCCAATAAAGTATATCCAACTTTATCTACCAAATTATCCCGCTGATGATTATTAAGTTCTCTCAGGGTTTTCAACCCATCCATCATCAACATGGCCTCTTTAGGAGTGATTGGAGACTTTAATTTTTTACGCAAAAATATACTCCAAAGATCAGAAATGTTTTTTGCGGACTCTTCAATAGGACCATAAGAAGACCGCCGGGGACCATTAATTATTTTATCTGCCTCTTGGGCAATAGACAGAGGTGGTTTAGATTTGTTGCTCATTTTGCGGTGATTTTGGATAGCAGGATTTATACCTTTAAAGTTCGCGCATTCCTTGAGGATTCTTTTCTGGATGATAGCCTGACCAGTTTTGGCCAATAGAAAAGCCAACACCCATTTGAAATTTTTCACCACGATGGTTAACTAAATGTCGTTTCATATGTTTTGAAATTTCTTCCCCAACAATTTTTACCTTATCTTCCGGTGCTTGGAAAAGCAAACTATCGTGACAATTTTGCAATATACTAACATCTTTAAATAACTCATCACCTTGTTCCATTCTAGTAAATAATTCTGTCTGAGCTATCTCTGTAAGAACTCCGATGGTAGATTGTGGAATAAAGGCATAAGCCTCTTTAAATAAATCGTTATCCCAATGACCATTGAACTTGCGAGGATAACCAAAGAAATTGTAAAGAATTCTATTTTGAGTTTCTAGTTGATGTCGAACTTCAATATGAAAATACATTATCTCAGGGAAAAGTTTTTCACGATAAAGTCGGTGGTAATACTTCGCTTGCTCGTCAGTAAATGCTAAGGAACCTTCGGATTTAACTAATGAGGAAATTTGAAATTGGGAAGGTCCCGCATCATAGTTTAATAAATGGCAACACGTCTTGGCAATGTAGTAGTATCTTTTCTTGGGGTCAGATTCATTATCAGAATCTTTAATTAATGTTTCTAGATCTTTCCAATAGTTAATCTTTTTTAAATTATCTATCGGCGAGTTTAAGAAATTATCAATGTCTTGTAAGCCTAATTTATCCGCCCAAATTTTTGGGGCAATATGCATAGCTACAAAAACGTGGGGTTTTATTTTGTTGGTAAATAAACTTCTAAACCGCCCATCCTTACAAAGATAAGCAACTGCTAATGCTTCTGCTCCTGCTTGGTCAACTTGACCTAATAAATAACCTTTTGGTGCCTCAATAACTATGCGAGTGGCCTTGGAGAAATTTTGGACATTTGTCCCAAAGCCTCGGGATTTTTTAAATGATAACAAAGCTGTAGAAGCAAGACGAAATGAAGTGGTGCCAGTTATTTTATAAAGGGTTGTAATCCTATTTCCTCGCCAAAGGCGAACTTTACGCAAAGCTGAGGCACCTTTTTTAACTCCTCGGGTGTAAAGAATTAACCTTATTGATGGAAGGGGATTTTTGGCGTAGATTTTTAATAGTTGCTTTTCATTGGTGGGGTCTTTAAGTGGTCGTTTAAGTTCTAAATCATCATATAAATATTTGCAAACTTGCTTAGAGGAATTTGGGTTAAAGTCCCGCTTAGTCATTGCGGATAAGACTCGTTTAAATTGAACCACTCGCCTGTCTCCATCTTCGACTAGGGATTTAAACTTATCTAAATTACATGGCATACCTTCATATGACATAGTTAAGCAAGGTCTTATTAATCCACATCCTTGCATCGCTGAATCCATCGCCCCTTTTGCAGCCATTAACTCTACTTTTAATCCACACCAAATAAACCATGTAGTTATTACATCTTTAGCATTGTATTGCCAAAGGGATTGTTCTTGTTCGTAGGTTTTGGGGTCAAATACACCCTCGTCTTTATGATAGGGGAGGTCAGTATAAAGGGACACGCAATGACCGAGAGATTTCTCTGGCTCAGGATGAAGCCTATGATGGCAAATCATCGTATCAATTATTTTGCGAGGAGGCGGTATATGATACTTAGACAAAAGAACAAACAAATCAAAAGATAAGTTATGACCAACCACGCAATTATCCCTAAAAGCAACTGCCAATCCAGTAAATATTTTTGCATATTCCAATTGCGAATAGAGCAACGTTTGATTGTATCTTTTAAATGGTATAACATAACATATGGGTGGGTTGACAAAATCTAGTCTTTCCTCTGGAGCCCAAAGAACAGAAAAACAGGTGATATTTTGGGCCGCGTCGGTTTCAATATCAACGGTTAGAAAACCGCCTTTTTTGGATTTAAGAAATCCGACAATTTCATCGGCTTGACTACAATAATTAACTTGGATTTTAGGGTAGTTACGCGGACCAAACTGACAAAGGCGGATCGCTTTTTTAGTGTCGTGGTAAAGCCAGAATCTAAAGTTTTTTCGGCGGGTTTTGCTAAAATCTTTTTCGGCTACTTTATCGTCGCTATCGTCATCACCTTCTTCATCTTCTGGGTTTTCATAATTTTTACGATCAAAAGAATCTTGGACAGTTATGGAGGGGATGATAGTTATGTCGTTAAAATTTAATGGAGACCCGCGATAAGTTAGGAGGGATTTTCCGGGGATAAATTTATCTAAGGCTCCTTGACCAAGAGCTAGTATAACTTTTGTATTAGGTAGTAATTCAAAATTTTCCTCTGGAGTTCGGATGTCAAGATTAAAACGGGTCAAGGGTTGTATAATACCCGACCACCATTCTCCAGCGTTACCTGAAATTAACCTTTTATTATCAAATCTTGAGGGCTTCTCTAAAACTACTGTCAAGCCTTTATAGGCTAGTGTTGGTGGGTGAATCATATCTAATAACCAATGCTTTAATTCCACCCCTCTGACAAGGCATCCCGCTCATGCCAAAGGGGTGAGGATTAAACCACAAGGTTTAAACCAAACCTTTACACCGGCACCTGCCACCGAACAACTTCCATTCGATAGCTAATTTCCGGTTTTTGAGTGTGGGGATTAATAATAAGCTCACCGGTTTCTTGATTCTTCATTTCCTCTGCTGTCCCCTTAATTACGGCATAACCTGTTTTACCTTCGTAAAAGGCTGACTCTTGGTTAGGTAGATCAGCTTCAGTGACGGCGTCCAAACCAATAGACTTCCTAAACGTATTAAGCAAACCCAAACCTTTGGGGGCAAGGGTTGCAAAATGCCGAAGTCGGCGGCCATTAATATCCCTAGACCCGTCCTTGGTTTTTGCTTCGGGATTATCAATTAACTCTAACTCACAGACAATCATTGGATTGCCCTTTTGTGAGATTTGTTTCTCCGCTTCAAGAACCCTAAATTTATACGAGTTCATCGGGAGCGCGAAGTTACGATCATTAGTATCTGCCATATGTTTTACTTTCTACGTCTCGGGGTTTATTTAATCCGAGTTCGTTTATTTGTTGCTGATATTATCTAACACACGTTGGATTCTATCTACAACAAAATTGTTTCCCGGTGGGGTGGGGGTGTGATTAAGGAGTTCAGCACGAAAATAGGGGAGCCTTAGGTTAAATTCCCTAACTGATTTTTTCGGGTCTGACCAATCACCAATCATGCCAAAGCCTCGGCGTTCAAATTCGCGGGCATTAAATAGTTGTTCGTAGTGGCCTGGGATTGGAAAGATAAGGACTGGTTTCTTTAGGTGGATTGCCTCGCCAAGTAAGTTATGTCCTCCGGTGGATATAATATAATCACAACAATATAGTTGCCGCTCAAAAGATTTCTGGTCGTTATAAGTTTTATCAAAGGGAAAGAACTTTTCAAAACCTTTGGTGATGTGGATTAGAATATCCTCACACTGACGATATGGGAGGGGGGTTATGTTTAAAAGATTTGGATTTATTAGGGGGCCAATAGGACCAGCTTCAGCAATAGTATGCCACGTAGGAACAATATAAGAATCACAATTACAACAAAACATGTTTAACATCTGGGTATAAAGATACCTATTAAAACTCCAAGGATGTTTAAATCCATAGTATGCTATTTGTGAACTAAGACCCAAGACCGGAATCTTTAAAGCCTTGGCTGCTTGAGCTACAAATATATCAAAGTCTGAAATTACTAAGTCAATCTTTTCTTCTGAAAGTTGAATAATAATTTCTCGTTTTTCATTTTCAAAATCCTCTGATCTTTGATATTTAATATTGGCCATCAGGGATTTCAAAAAACTTAGCTGGCCTTTTTTATTATACACCAGCTTTTGCTCTGGTGAATAGGCAGTAATATTATATACGTTGTGTCCGGCCTTAACTAGCAAATCCTTAACTATTGAAATATTTGCTTTGTGTCCGTTGCCATTTTTATTGGCGGCTAAAACGATGGTGGCCATATATTATTTAACCTCCAACAAAGATTTCTCAAACGCATCACAGACAATCTTAATATCATTAGGAATTATCCTTGCCAACTTTAAATTTGGCGGAGACTTAGCCGCCGTGGTTCCGTCGGTGTTGGTGTTAAATATATAATCAAACTCACCCGGCTTTCCTGGGATAGGTTTAACTTCTGAAAACATAACTACTGTAAATTGGTGCTCGATTTTCCCCTCGAATTTCTTACCATTTACAAATGCCTTTCGTGATCTAACCGAAGCCCCGGTTACAGTGGTTTCAGAAAGGAGTTCGTCAATAGCAGTTACAATAACGAACTTGTTTTTGATTGATTTAATAAGTTTAAAAAATTCAAACAAGGTATCGTTATGTAAGTTTTGAATATCCCAACCCTGCTTAACTTTGCGGGCCTTGTCATAGAGTAAGTTTGTATACATTGTAAAAGAATCCATCCCAATGTATTTAATACGAGGATCATCCTTATACATTTTAAGAGCTTCCTCAACCGGCGAGGAGTCCATGATTCCGGTGATATAGTTTTCCTCGAATGGTTTAATAGGGAATGGAAAGACTTTATCCTCAACATTAATTAACGCGGTTTGATCTGGTGGGAGATTGCGGAAACAATTAGATTTTCCTGAACCTGAGGGGCCAACTACCATGATGGCAGGGTATTCTGGGCCTTGAGGTTTTTTGAAAAGTTTAGATTTGAAATCTGCCACAGCTTTCTTATAGGTTTCATTTTCTGCGGTGGCTAGGATAGATGTGTTGTTGCTCATAGTTTGTTTAGTCTTTCTTAAAAAGTTTCAGAATTAAGATTGTCAAAGCGAAGCCCATGACAAAGCCAACAATAAAGTATTCTGGCATAAAATATTTAATCATGTCTCACTAAAAGTTAGGGGGTTATATTTAAAGGTTTCCAAAGTTTTAATAGCCGAGGCTTGTTGAGATTCTGGGAGTTGGCAGATAGAGAAATATTTGCAAAGACCAAAGGGCTGGTTGCAGGCGGCGTAGTTACCGGCAACATAATCGTTGTGTTTAATTATGCTACGGATTTTATCTAGTTGCTTTTCCAGCCACCGCTCAAACTCCTCCTGTTGTTCATCACTATATTCAAACCTTGAGCGCTCAAATACTACACCGTCAAATCGTCCCTCTTTCAAAGCCTCTTTGGTCGGCTTCTTTAAAAATATCCCGTTAATAACAACGGGCAATTTCTGGCCACCCAATTTATTAAACATCCAAACATAGAATTGAGTTTGAATATTTCGGGCATAGGAATGAAAATAATCTTTAGTTCCATTCCACCCGGCAGATGTAGTTTTGTGGTCAACTATTACTAGTTCTCCGTAATATTCGGCAACCATATCTATGGTGCC